TTAAATTGTGCGGACGGCTACTGAACCGCAGCCGGTATTGATGAGAGTGAAGCACTTGCCCTTTAGCTCAAAGATGTATGCGGTTGCGTCTTTCATGTCAAGTAACAAAGACTTTGTTGGCAGTTCAGTGAGTATGGCTGCTGCCCCATCATCGTCAATTGAAATCGTATGTCCGACCTCAAGGGCGATCAAATTAGAAGTTATTTTTTTCATTTCATATCATCCAACTGAACACGTAAATACCTTGCAATACTACTACCTATTGTATCAATACGGAATACTTATGTATCAAATACAACTTAGTTTTAAGTTCTTAAATGAGTTATTTTTTAGATAGTTGTCTATTAATGAAGCCTTTTGCGGTCAGTAAACCTATGTAAAAAAATAGATAAGTCTTTACAACACTAACCTTTGATGTAATATCAGTAAGCACTTACCAAATAAAATCAAAACACGCAGGTTGATAATTATGGCTACCAACGAAACAAAAGAAGCTAAAGTAAGTCGCTACGCTGCTTACATTGACGCTTTAATCGCGATTTCTCCGAAAAGCCAGGCGACCATCGCGAAAGAAGCAGGCTATAAAAACCCTAACAATCTTTCACTTATCAAGAGCGGCAAAATCCCGCTTCCGATCGACAAGGTCAGAGCGTTGGCTAAAGCATTGGATGCCGATTCGGTCCGATTGATGCTAATGGTGCTGGAAGAGCGTCATCCAGAGCTGTTAGCGTTTTTTCGCGACGAAGGCACAGCCCCTCTGACTAAAGATGAAAAACTAGTTCTGGAAGCCTTCCGTCGACGTTTCGGTGACCAACGTGGTGCGTCGGAGCGGGTTGTTGAGGCAATCAAGTCGCTATGAGAAATTTACACGGATTAGCTCAGTAGCGAGTCGATCTCCCTTGAACTTATGATCTATCTCCTCTAAATCCTGTTTCTCTACGATTGATGCGATGTACGCCGAAAAACTGTTTAAGGCGTCTCGCATCTCGTCTATATAATCGTGTCGATCGTATACTCGATCTATCCCCTCAAGACTGTGGTTCATAATTTTGCGGGATACCTCCTGACTTATGCCTAACGCGGGGAAGTAACTACGCGCAGTACGACGCAAATCTCGGGGAGTAAATGGCTCAAGCTCCATCAACTCTGGACGTTCTAAAATCCTTCTCAACGCCTGTGATATGGCCACCTTAGACATTGGCACATCCTCACCCTGTTTCTTGTTTGAAGGAACAAGCCACTGGCTGCCTTTTCCGTATTTGATCAGCTCCTCAACACATTTGCGCATTAGCGGGCTTAATGGTAACGAGTGCTGGCGAGCCGATTTATTCCTCGTTCCTTGATTCCATAAATTATATTCGAGGTTGAATTCTGATCTTTTAGCTCGGAGCACTTCATCTGGTCGTCTGGCCGCTACAAGGCATAATCTGGCCGCCCACTTTGTACCCTCACATACGTTGAAGTAGTCCCATACATTCCAAAAGACCCAGACCTCTGCGTCGGTCAGTTTGCGCTCGCGCGGCGTGGGCTTCGCGCCACCGGCTACTCTGTTAAGCGACATATCGTTCAATGGGGATGTATCAATTAAGCCCTGAAATGCACACCAACTGAGAAACTGCTTCATCAGCGAGAACACACGTCTGCCCTGGACGATCTTGCCCTCAAGTATTAATGGGTTCACCAGCTGGTTGACTAAAACCCTACTAATATCACTTACTTTTACTTCACAGATATGCGGCATTACATGTATCAAAATACAATGAACAGCTATTTCAGGTCGACGTCTCGTTATCAGCAAAGATAAGCGAGTGAATAACATGAATGCGGAAGAAAACGACATATCACCGTCGAAATTGGTGGTCGACACTGCTGACAAACCGGAAGCGCGTTCGAGATACTCGATGGCTTCTCTAGAGGTGTTTTCTGCTGCGCGTGCTTTATCAAAAGTGTTTTTCATAGTCCACTCACTGAGTGAAGCCTGTTTTTACTGTATTTATAAACAGTATGTTAGGCCTAAGTTTTGTATGATCAACAGTAAAATAGACTGTTTTTGAAAATGATTCCATACCTTACAAGTATGGAATCATTTATATAGCTTACGTAAATTCTGAATAAATTATGTAGACAAACCATCTTAAACGCTAAATAGTAAAAAGCGCCTAATAACGCCAACTTTGGAATGCCATCTGAGCCAGATTGATGAGAATGATTTGTTAGAAGAAAAAGAATGATGAAGAAGATGACGATCGCTAAAGTTCAGCTAGAATGGAAACCTTCTGCGACTTCAGCGAAGTAGCTGAGCAACCTAGTATCTCTTGCTGGCATACGATCGTGAGCTGGAGTGACTAGCCCCATCAGCAAAAAACGCCCGCTATCCCACATGTGCTCGGTATAAACGAGATAGTGGTTTGAGGTTCGGTTGTAGTTCTCTTGCCTTGCGTTCCAGGTAAGCTGGAAATGCAAATTGACGTGAATATGCTGGACATTAGCATCAACGGCGAACGGCGGGAAGTCAAATGGCGCATCTCGTCCAAGAAGATTAGATGGTGCGCCAGTTGATTTGTAAGTAATGAACTCGGATTTGAGCTGACTTTCTAGGTCAGGGTAAACGACAAAAGTGGGCTGAAAAAAATCATCCCACGTAACTTGACTGTATTCAGCCGTTAATGCCATTTAGCCGCAGCCTTGTTGCCAGTCTCTAATAGATGGTTCATGGCTAAAAGGTTGACACCAGAGTCACGCACTACAGAAGTGCGTGTAATCTGATCAATCAGATTGAGATAGTTTTTGGTCGCAATACTGACCATTTTAATAGCCTTAAAAAACGCAAACTCAACAGTGTTTTTTTCGTAAGACATGATGACGTCTTTTTCAGGTAACATCAAAACAAAAGATTCTGCGATACCGGCTACATGAATAGTTTGATTCTTAATTTCTTCCGCTACTTTGATAGCAGCAAAGAAGTCAGTGTCAGCATAATGAGCAAGTTCAGCGCGGCTTGAACGCAGTTCTTTAGCCAATTCATTGAGAGCAGCTGTAAGATCACTGATGTCGGTTTTGTTGACTCTAGCGCCCATCTCATAAACCCGTTCTACAATCGTAGGCTGACACGCAACCGCTTTGGGTTGCGGCTGGATACTGGCAAGAACCAGTGCCACTGCTGCCTGCAAATGCTGGATTTTAAATTTCACGATAGACTCCATAATCGTCATTTCTCGACGAAGCGTAGCATTCTACTACTGAACTTAACTATAAGCTAAAAAAAGTTGGTTGCATATGCGACTTGATAGCAAAAAGGGGCCGAAGCCCCTTTGGATTTTGCGCTGAAAAAAGTGTTGCTACGATGCTTAGAAGCAATGGTTAAAAAACGTCTGCCGTGTCTATCACAGCGCTGAACGGTCTGGCGACATTTGCGGAGTCTTTCGTTCGGACGGTGGTGGCGAATCCAAACCGTTCAGCGCTATGTTGGCGATGGTGGGTGGACTCGAACCACCGACCAGTTGATTAACAGTCAACCGCTCTACCACTGAGCTACACCATCATTTTCGCGGCGGTACTAGCTTATGGACAACCAGGCAGCCAGAAACTTTCCCGTAACTTGCACTTTACGTTAGTGCCAGACGAGGTATGTGGCTCGCTCATATGAGCGAAGATCTCGAATCTTTCTCGGTGGTTGATTGCCGTTAGATTCTTCGATCTTATTGGATGTATGGAATCATACATGTTGTGAAGCCAGGGGCAATAAAGGCAACAATGTTTTCACTAGAGGGTTAATTAATCCTGCTTTCACAACGTTGAGATCACTGAACCGATTAATGTTCAACCCAACATATTGATCAGTCGCTACAGCTATGTGGAATCGCCTGTATGATTTTAAGAAAAATCAGTGATCTCAACGTTATGTGCTGACTAACCAAGTCAGCCGGGTTACGTCGCCGCTTTTAACCCAAGTATAAACGACATAAGTAATGGAAATGACGTAACAGAATGGACGGTCAGCTGAAACCGGGATGGGGGAATGGAATGATGAAACCAACCGCCCATTCTGTTACTTCATTGAATGGGGCATGGATGGTGCAATATGCCCTATTCTGCGTTCTGCAATCACACTCGCTCAGTGTGTCCCATTTTGGTGACGAGGCTGGAAACTGACCTCGCTGGTGTTTGGCTTCTTAGGCTACTGCCAGGTATGCATCTTCGTTTGCAGTTATATTTAACGTTCAAACAGTCGCATCTCAACGAAAACAAAGTGATCTTATACATATTAGATAAGTAAGTAAATACTTATCTATCTGTGATGCGTTTAGTTGCTATCTTTTTGATCAGGCTCCCCTTTTGTTCCGAAGTTCTCATGATGATGGCGGTAAAACGCTTCGCTTGAATAGTGATAGTTTCGTTTTCCTTGAGTTCGCCGTAATGCGTCTCTAACAGGGACCCCAGACGCCACAGACCGTCGTCTATGCGTTTATGGCTGGCGAATCTGATCAGCAGTAGCTTTACGATTAACTGACCAATGTAAAAGGCAAATCCGAAGCCGGCCGCCACAAGGTAGGTTGCCAGCCACCAGTCGAAGGAAGTCAAATTGCTCATTTTCGCACTCCCGTCTCGTGAACAACCCGATACACACGCTTACCGACACGAAGTGTTTTGGTTTGCAGTTCCTGCTGGACCAGGGCGCGGCAGATTGCGAGGCCGAGGCCCACGCCACCAGTAAAAGATAAAATGATGTATGGAATCATCAGTGCGCCCCCGCCTCAGTCAATTGCTGCAACAACAAATAACCTTTTTCAGTCAGTTGATAGTTCTCAATACATCCCTTTGGAGAAACGTTGGCGACAAGATTCATGCGCTCCAGTTTGGCTCTGGTCTTCGGCTTCCAGTTGGCGTAGAACTCCTTCCACTTGCTGATTTCACGCAGGGTTTCCTTCTCTCGTTTACTTAACATGCTCATCCTTAATCTCCTTCAGTGTGTCCGTGATATCTACTATGCGATAAATACGACCTCGCCTTTGCATGACACCGGCTTTTACGTAATCGTGGATACAGCTGGACATAACCAGACTTCCGATAACAATGCCGACGACTAAAAATACAAACATCCAGCCGAGCATCATTCTTTATCTCCAATACGATCTTCGGTATCTCGAAGACATTTAGGGGAGCCCGCAGAATTCGGAAAAAATCGTACGCTAAGGTTTTCCGGGCATCCGTAAGGGCCGAAACTTCCCGTCTTCCAGTCTGCGGCTCTGCCGCCAGACGTAATCGCCGGTTAGGTTGATGTGCTCCCAGCCCAGCGGCGACAGGAATTGCAGCAGCTCGCCGTCCACCGGCTTGCCGGCCTCGACCAACCCCTGGGTGGCGCGTTCCAGGTACACCGTGTTCCACAGCACGATAGCCGCCGTCACCAGGTTGAGGCCGCTGGCCCGGTAGCGCTGCTGCTCGAAGCTCCGATCCCTGATTTCCCCAAGGCGGTTGAAGAACACCGCCCTGGCCAGCGAGTTGCGCGCCTCACCTTTGTTCAGGCCGGCATGCACGCGGCGGCGCAGTTCAACACTTTGCAGCCAGTCCAGGATGAACAGCGTGCGCTCGATCCGGCCCAGCTCGCGCAGGGCCACGGCCAGTCCGTTCTGGCGCGGGTAGCTGCCGAGCTTGCGCAGCATCAGCGAGGCGGTGACGGTGCCCTGCTTGATCGAGCTGGCCAGGCGCAGGATGTCGTCCCAGTGGGCACGCACGTGCTTGATGTTCAGGGTGCCGCCGATCAGCGGGCGCAACGTCGGGTAGGCTTGCACGCCCTGCGGCACGTACAGCTTGGTTTCGCCGAGGTCGCGGATGCGCGGCGCGAAGCGGAAGCCTAGCAGGTGCATCAGGGCAAAGACGTGATCGGTGAAGCCGGCCGTGTCGGTGTAGTGCTCCTCGATCCGCAGGTCGGACTCGTGGTACAGCAGGCCGTCGAGCACATAGGTGGAATCGCGGACGCCGACATTCACCACGCGGGTGCTGAACGGCGCGTACTGGTCGGAGATATGGGTATAGAACAGCCGTCCCGGCTCGCTACCGTACTTCGGGTTGACGTGCCCGGTGCTCTCGCCCCGGCCACCCGCGCGGAAGCGCTGGCCATCGGAGGATGAGGTCGTGCCGTCGCCCCAGTGGGCGGCAAAGGCGTGGCGATACTGGTGGTTGACCAGCTCGGCCAAGGCCGCCGAATAGGTTTCGTCGCGGATGTGCCAGGCTTGCAGCCAGGACAGCTTGGCGTAGGTCAGGCCGGGGCTCGACTCGGCCATCTTGGTCAGCCCGAGGTTGATCGCATCACCGAGGATTGCGGACAGCAGCAACGTCCTGTCTTTGGCCTCGGCCCCGTCCTTCAAGTGGGTGAAGTGGCGGCTGAAGCCCGTCCAGTCGTCCACGTCCATCAGCAGTTCGGTGATCTTGATGCGCGGCAGTAACTGGCTGGTTTGGTCGATCAGCGCCTGCGCCCGATCCGGCACCGCCGCATCCAGCGGGGGGATTTTCAGCCCTGACTCGGTGAGGATGGCATCGGGCAGCTCGTTGTCCTTGGCCAGGCGGGTGACGGTGGCCAACTGCTCGTCCAGCAGCTGCAAACGCTCTTCCAGGTACTGGTCGCTGTTCGGGTTGATCGCCAGGGGCAGGGCCTGCTCGCGCTTGAGTGCGGCGAACTTCTCGGCCGGCAGCAGGTAGTCGTCGAAGTCGCGGAACTGCCGCGAGCCCTTGACCCAGATGTCGCCGGAGCGCAGGGCGTTCTTCAGCTCGGACAGGGCGCAGATTTCGTAGAATTTCCGGTCGAGGCCTTCCGGGGTGATCACCAGCGGCTTCCAGCGCGGCTTGATGAAGGCCGTGGGTGCATCGGCCGGCACCTTGCGCAGGTTGTCGGCGTTCATCTCACGCAGGGTCTGCACGGCTGCCAGCACGCCTTGCGCGGCCGGCGCGGCGCGCAGTTCCAGCACCTCCAGCAAGGCCGGCGTGTAACGGCGCAGGGTGGCGAAGTTCTCGCCGACCAGGTGCAGGTGGTCGAAGCCTTCCGGCCGGGCCAGCAGCTCGGCCTCGCTGACGCTCTCGGTGAACTCGTCCCAGGGAATCACCGCCTCGATGGCGGCATAGGGGTCGCTGCCGCTTTCCTTCGCTTCCAGCAGCGCCTGGCCGATCCTGGAGTACAGGCGCACCTTGTCGTTGATCGCCTTGCCCTGCTTCTGGAACTGCTGCTGATGCTTGTGCTTCGCGCCGCTGAACAGCTTGACCAGGATGCGGTCATGCAGATCGACCAGCTCATCGATCACGGTCGCGGTGCTCTCCAGCACCACGGCGGCCAGGGTCGCGTAGCGGCGCTGCGGCTCGAACTTACCGAGGGCTTTGGGCGTCATCTGCCCACCCTCGCGGGCCAGCTTGAGCAGGCGGTTCTGGTGGATGTGCCGGCCCAGGCCTTCGGGCAAGTCCACCAACTGAAATGTCTTCAGCCGCTCGATGTGTTCCAGCATGTGCCGAGAGTTGGGTTTCAGCGGTGCCTGGCGCAGCCAGGTCAACCAGGTGATGCTGCTGCCGGCCTTGAGCTTCAACAGCTCGTCCAGCTTGGCCCGATGCGAGTCCGTGAGTGGTTCGACCAGGGCGCGGTAGACCCGCCGATTGGCTCGCGCAATGGCTTCCGAGCAGGCCCGGTCAATCACGCTCAGCGCCGGCAGGATGCGTCGTTTCTGCCGTAGGCTCTCCAGGGCCTGACCGGCCAGCAGCAAGCCTTTGTCGGTCTGCTGGGCCAGCTCGGTTAGCTCGCGCACCAGGGCGCGGAAGTCGGACAGGCCGAACGGGGCCAGTTGCAGGTAGGTGCGCAGTTCCTGGGCATGCTCGCGACGGGTCACGTCGCGCTCGCCGTACTTTGCCCAGCTCGCCGGCTCGGCCTGGACTTGCTTCGCCACCCACAGGATGACCGGCTCGGGCAGCTCGCTGTCGGTTCCCAGCGCGTAACCGGGGTAGCGCAGCAGGCAGAGCTGCACGGCGAAGCCGAGGCGGTTGGCGTCGCCGCGTCGCTGGCGGATCAGCGACAGGTCGGAGTCGTTGAAGGTGTAGTAGCGGATCAGGTCATCCTGGCTTTCCGGCAGCGCAAGCAGGGTGTCCCGCTCCGTGGCCGAGAGGATCAAGCGACGCGGCATGTGTCAGTCGTCCGTGCGGAGGTACTGGTAGAGGGTTTCCCGGCTGATGTTGAACTCGCGGGCAAGCTGCGCCTTGGGCTCGCCGGCCGTCGCTCGCTGCCGCAGGGTAGCAGCCTGCTCATCGGACAGGGCTTTCTTGCGGCCCCGGTACGCGCCACGCTGCTTGGCCAAGGCGATGCCCTCACGCTGCCGCTCGCGGATCAGGGCGCGCTCGAACTCAGCGAAGGCCCCCATCACCGACAGCATCAGGTTGGCCATCGGCGAGTCCTCGCCAGTGAACACCAGGCCCTCCTTCAGGAACTCGATGCGCACGCCGCGCTGAGTCAGCTTCTGTACCAAGCGACGCAGGTCATCGAGGTTGCGGGCCAGCCGATCCATGCTGTGCACCACCACTGTATCGCCTTCGCGGACGAAGCTCAGCAGCGCTTCGAGCTGGGGGCGCTGGGTGTCCTTGCCCGATGCCTTGTCGGTGAACACCTTGCTCACCTGGGTTTGTTCCAGCTGGCGTTCCGGGTTCTGGTCAAAGCTGCTGACCCGGACGTAGCCGATGCGGTGCCCCTGCACGATGTCTCCTTGGTTGAAGGCGGCTTAAGTGCACTTTCTGTTCCGTTGTGCCTCAAAGCCCATTTCTGTCAGGCTGAAATCTATAACCTTCGCGGGCATGTGTCAAAAAATGGGAAAGCAGACTCTATTCTGACGAAGCGGCGCGGCCCTGCCTGACATCAAGTTAGGGTATAGCCTAGATTGACATGCGCGATGCAACCCTTAACTTGCTTGCACCTATCGTTTCCATGCTAGCTTTATCGTAACGCTCAAGAAATTGGGCTTAATGCCGAAAACAATAAAATAAAACAGCCAACCCTTGAGGTTCTTATGCGCCAGAATTTACCAGTGACGGGTCGAAACTTAGAACTCCCAAAAGATGCCAATATTCTTTCGACTACCTCCCCTCAAAGCCATATCACGTACGTTAATCCTGACTTCATTAAAATCAGTGGTTTCACTGAGGAAGAACTATTAGGCCAGCCTCACAACATCGTAAGACACCCAGATATGCCGCCTGCTGCATTTGAGCATATGTGGAGTACATTAAAATCTGGCCGCTCATGGATGGGGCTAGTAAAAAATCGCTGTAAAAATGGCGACCACTATTGGGTAAGTGCTTATGTAACGCCAATAGCTAAGAATGGTTCGATTGTTGAATACCAGTCTGTAAGGACCAAGCCTGAACCTGAGCAGGTTTTGGCTGCGGAAAAATTATATGCTCAATTGAGAAGCGGGAAGGCCGCGAGGCCGAAATTGGCTGCTAGCTTTTCCGTGAAAATACTCTTGCTCATATGGGGTAGTATTATATCAAGCGCAATGGCTGCCGGCATGCTTACTGATACATCAATAAGCAGCTTATTGTTAGCCACTTTAATGTCAGGAAGCTTAAGCTCTGTTAGTGTTTTGGCTATTCTCTCTCCTCTTGGAAGACTGGTTGAAAGAGCCAGGAATATTTCCAATAACCCATTAAGTCAATCCCTCTACACTGGGCGCACCGATGAGTTTGGCCAAATAGAGTTTGCTTTACGAATGATGCAAGCTGAAACAGGCGCCATAGTAGGTCGCATAGGTGATGCATCAAATCGGCTTAGCGAACACACCCGAGGCCTACTAAAGGATATTGAGTCAAGCAATGTACTTACAGTTGAGCAGCAGGCAGAGACAGATCAAATAGCAACGGCAGTAAACCAAATGGTGGCAAGCATTCAAGAGGTTGCGAGCAATGCACAGCATGCTGCAGATGCGGCCGGAAGAGCAGACACTGAGACGGCATCTGGCCAGCGTCTGGTAGCCCACACAAGCCAGTCAATCACTGCCCTTGAAGGTGAAATTAGGCAAGCCACTCAGGTTATTCATGAGCTTGAAGGTCAAAGTAACGAGATATCAAAAGTTCTTGACGTTATACGAGGGATCGCCGAGCAAACGAATTTGTTGGCACTCAACGCAGCAATTGAGGCCGCGCGTGCTGGTGAGCAGGGGCGTGGTTTTGCTGTTGTCGCCGATGAGGTTCGCAGTCTTGCTGCTCGCACACAGCAATCGACAACGGATATTCAAAGCATGATCAGCGCTCTACAAGAGCGAGCGCAATCCGCTGTTACAGTCATGGAGCAAAGTAGTCGGCAAGCGCACACGAGTGTAGCTCACGCAGAGGAAGCAGCTACAGCTCTTGATGGAATTGGCCAACGCGTTAACGAAATTACCGACATGAACGCGCAAATAGCGACTGCGGTCGAGCAGCAGGGAGCAGTAAGTGAAGACATAAACCGCAGTATTATCAATATACGCGATGCTGCTGATACCAATGTACAGACCGGGCAGAATAATTTGCAAAGTGCGAAATCTGTCGCTCAGTTAACTAGCGCTCTGAGCGAACTGGCAAAACAGTTTTGGGAAAAACGAGGATAACGCTTTTCAGTATCTCGACAGGGATAACTTACTTTACCATCGGTTATCCCTTTTAGCCGCACAAATTTTAGCCATGGCTTTTCAGGAAGTCAGGGCTATCAGAATGGCCTTAGAAAGCCTAGTCAAAGAGCTGTCACGAGAACACCGTTAGCTTAGCGTACGATTTTTTCCGAATTCTGCGGTTCCCCCATTTAGGCCACTTCAGACGTGGATGACGCAAGCTACCATCTGGCGTTTTCTCATGGCAGTGAACCTCAACGATGCGTCCACGATACTTCTCCTGATTGTTCCAGATTTCATCCAGGTATTTATGCTTGATACCGCTGGCACGAACGATGACGCCGTTCTCCAGACGAATCACTATCTTGCCTAGCGTATGCGCAAATCCAGAATCCGGATCGCCAGGCTCGAAGTCGATGATTTCACCGTCTTCTGAATCCTCGTCTTTCAGCTTCCACCAGCTGCGGGTACGTTTGAACTCGTAAACTGAATCCGGATCTTTGCCCATCTCTCCCTCTTCATTCTCGTCCAGTCGCTTCATGAAACGTTCGATGAAATCTTCGTGGCTATGGATGATGTAGAACGGATGAAGGTGGATATCTTGCGCATAATCTTCCACGCAAGTGTTGCGGAACAACGCCACCAGCATAGCCAGGCGCTCTTTCAGCTTCATACCGGTCTTCAGGTACTCTTTGCTTTTTGCTTGAGCACGCCACTCCGGTAAGAAGAAATCGAAAATGTGGTAAACGGCACCAATGGCTTTCACGTTCTTCTTACGAAGCGCCGACACTGACTGGTTGAATGTACCTGCAGTGCCCTCTCCATCGAAGAAGATGTGATTGAAGCCGGAGAGTCTGCCCCGCTCCAGCATGGCTGGTTTAAGGTGATCGAGTGACGTAATCGGATTGCCGGTGCGCGTCAGGAAATTGACCTCACCCTCGTCCACGATGACTTCGCAGATAACCCGGAGACCATCGAGTTTGAGACTGCCGATCATTGGCCACTTGGCCTTTGGATTTGGTTTAAATGGGTATTTGTCGCCTTTCTCCTTGTACGGAGACGCCAGCTGTACCTCAAACTTCGGAATTGGGTTTTCGAACACCTTGTTGCACAGGCTGATGCCGACACCGGCTTTCGGATCTTTCAGCAGGAAGCGACGAAACACGTCCTGCCCGTCAGCGCACATCGAGGCAACGAGTGATTCGACAGCAGCAATAGCGATGTTCCCGGTCAGTTCGCGCGCTGCCAGCTTCTCCAGCAGATCTACTACCTTCTGGTCGCTGGGTACGGAAGTATCGAGTGGCTCGGCCACTTTGTACTTCTTCACACCGAATCGAATGAATGGATTGAGCATTAGCGAGACCATGCTCTGTTCAAATTCATCCAGATTGGCCAGCGCCTCTTTCTTGGCGTTGGTTCCCATCGTTTTAATAGCATCCAGCTTGTGCTTTAGGGCGATCAGTTTTTCCATTAGTGTTTAACCTCCATCGGTCGCTCGGGAGTTTTCATGTGTTTTCTTTGGTTGCTTCTTCAATGAGTGCCGCGTACACGTCAGTGACCGGCGCCAGTGAATCGGTGGGCTTGGTTTCGGATTTAGCAGGTTCTGTTTTCTTCGTGCGATGAATAAGACTGTCAATTGTCGCGGTGTTTCGCTTCCGGGGGAGCGTTCTGGCATGGTCGTTTTGCTCTTCCACTTCTTTGATAAGTGAAGACATATCGATGAAGTAGAGCTGTTCGTCTTTGCGGATCTCTTCGACCATCATTTTCAGTGCCTGACATTTACCAGCAGCAATAGCCGCAGCGCAGGACTGGAACGATGTAGCCGGGAGACGTTTTTCTTTATAGGCGAGGATCGTGTGTTGGCAGACTGTATAGCTGCAATGAGCCTCATGGCCGTTGAGCTTCACTTCCGGGCAGCGCAGCGAATAACCGTTGTTTCCGGAGATAGACGGGATTTTCGACAAATCTGTTCTTGTGGACATGCTTCTAACCGTAATCTTGTACTTACTTATTAATCGCAGTTTAAAGAAGCCCCACGAGGGGGCTAAATGTTTTATCGAGGCTTACCAGGTCGCCCAGCCAGTCATTTTGTCCTGAGCAGCTTCGAACCGGTATGGGTCCAGTAAATCGTTGGTACGATGAACGGCGTAGGATTTGGCTTCTTGTTTAATCATGGGTAATTCGTTGGCCAGACGAGCCACTTGCCCTGCAAAACTGGCGAGTACTCCGTCACATGCCTGACCCGCGTCGACAATGATGCGCACCAGGTCTAAGTCGCTGCGGCACATATCGCAGATAATGCCGTATTCCACCTCACGAATGCGCTCAACGGCTTTTTTGATATCGCCACTGACCACCAATTCCAGCAAACCAGGTGGAGTTGTCAGATCTGTTACGCGCTCGGTAACTTCAGACTGTTCGACAATACTCAGGAACGCCGCGATGGACGGGTCATCCGCCACACCAGCTCTGACTTTGAGCGTGCGAAGAGTTGCGTCGACAATATCCTCAAACCGTTCTGAACCGCCCCGGAAATCCTGGAGACTAAACTCCCTGAGAAAGAGGTAAACAGGATGACTAAAAATACTCGTTTTTCCCCCGAAGTCCGTCAGCGGGCGATTCGTATGGTTCTGGAAAGTCAGGATGAATATGACTCACAGTGGGCGGCAATTTGTTCCATTGCCCCAAAGATTGGCTGTACGCCGGAGACTCTGCGTGTCTGGGTTCGCCAGCATGAGCGGGATACCGGGGGCGGTGATGGTGGGCTCACCAGCGCTGAACGTCAGCGTCTGAAAGAGCTGGAACGTGAAAATCGTGAACTGCGCCGCAGTAACGATATCCTTCGCCAGGCTTCCGCTTATTTTGCGAAGGCGGAGTTCGACCGCCTCTGGAAAAAATGA